TTCATCCAACGCCGGTATGACCTGAAGCAGGTGGAGTACGGCTATGTATCCACGCTGGGTGCCCAGTTCTACCAGAGTACGGCATCGCTGGACAAGGCTTATAAACTGAAACCGATGCAGTACCGGCTGACCATCCCGTACCGTGTGCAGCTCTCCACCAGCAACGGCGTGCAGGCCGACAGCGGCGTGGTGGATGCGGACGTGCTCCATTCCCTGCAGCTGACCCGTGCCTTCGGTGAGAACGACCCGCTGAAGATTATCGGTGCAGCCAAAATCAAGGAGCTGGTATGGCACGAGGATGCGTTCGCAATCGGCTTCAACTTCGGTCTGCTGACCTCACTGGTAAAACTCGACATGAGCGTGGAGAAAGCCAGCGGTTACCGGAATGGCTCGTTCATGGCTTCGACGAACGGCATGCTGCTTCTGGAAGAAGTGAACATGCGGAACAACCGGCTGGCCCGGAACGGGGACAACGGCAATGTGGCTACTTTGGACTTGAGCTGGCAGGGCCGCCTGAAGAAACTGGACGTGAGGGGTACGGGGCTGACCCGTGTGAAACTGGCCACCGGTGCGCCCGTTGTGCAGTTATGCCTGCCGGACACGATTGAGGAACTGTTCCTGGAATATCTGACCAAGCTGTCCGACAGTGGCCTGATACTGGAAGGCATCAATAATGTGCGGGGCTACCGCTACACCAACTGCCCCGGCATCGACGGGTTCGCTATGCTGGAACGCCTTCACCAGGCCAGACTGAACGGCAGCGGCAAGCTGGAACGCTTCGTGCTGGAGATAGACCGGGAAGACGACGGAACCCTGCTGAAGAAGTATTACGACTACGGAACGTATACGCAGACGGGTGCCGTGGATGACCGGCATTCGGGACTGAGGGGCAAGCTGACCCTGACGAAGTATCTGGCTGATGAGGAACTGGAGAAGTATGCCGCCCGTTATCCGGAACTGACCATCAAGCAGCCGCCCTATACGATGATTGAGTTTGACGACAGTGTGGCCGACGATGCCAATGTTTCGAACCTGGACAACAAGACGGGGTACAAATTCGGCAATACGTACAAAATGAGCGGGCATGTGAATGCCATCCTGTCCAAGCGCCACCGCGTATTGGCCAAGGTGACCAGGATGCCCACGAGTCGGAAGGTGGAGATAGCCGGGCAGCAGGTGGAAGTGAACAACCCGGACGGGGAGATGACCTATTTCCCCCTGCATGACGAAAGCTCGAACTTCTATGCCGATGCGGAGGATATGAACGATTGCACGGTGGCGAAGCTGGACGGCAGCGAGGGAGACTGGATGATGTATGAGCCGTTTTACTGGAGCAAAGGCATCAACGATTATTTGAACAACAAGAAGTACGCCTGCTACAGCAGTTATCCGGAGGACGAAATGCCCCCGATTCCAGATGCGACAGTACTGACACTGGATGCCATCAAGGAGACACAGGGCGGCTGGTTGGGTGAGCGGAAGATCATGAGCGGCAAGCCCACGCTGATGGAATCCTATACGACGGACAAGGCTTATTCCGTGTGCAAAGTGGACGTGTCGGGTTACAGACGTGTCCGCTTCCCGAGCGTTCCAGGAACAGGGCTTATCGGCAGTGTGTTTGCTGATGCGGAGGGAAACATCCTGAAGAGTATTGTGGTGCCGACCATCGGCTTGAAATTTGAAGCCGGCATGTATCTGATAGCAGACGTTCCGGAACGTGCTACAGCCCTGCATTTCTCCATTCTGAACACGGCAGAGTTTGACTGCGTGGTGCTGAGCAACAGCGACAAGATAGAGGACATGGAACCGGATTGGGTGGCCAATGAGGAACATCTGTGTGCCGTTGTGGGCAGTTCTGTAGTGGGCAGCAAGTTGCGTGCCTGCATAACCGGAGCTTCGACCACGGCAAGCATGACATGGACGGACTTCCACTATTACAGCCAGCAGCGTGGCATGCAGCAGATAGATGCCCTGATGCACAGCCGCATCGCGAACCTGAGCTATGCAAAGTACGGGCGTAGGGACATGCAGGAACAATGCGGTGCCGGTCAGCATAACAATAACCGGACAACGGGTGGAACGGCCGACCATGGAATGACAGACACCATCGGCTATGACGAAGCGTATGTCATCAACAACAAAATCACGAATTCGCTGATTGACGGCTTGGTGCATCAGTATGCCTGGTATAAGAGCCGGGACGAATACGGACAGGCGACCGTGGTGCAGGTGAACAATATCTGCTGCCTGGGCTACGAGGACATCTACGGCAACAAGTATGACATGATGGACGGCGTGGATCTGCCGAATGACAGCGGCAACCAGGGCAAATGGCGCATCTGGATGCCTGACGGCAGTATCCGTATGGTACAGGGCAAGAAGGACAGCGGTCAGTGGATTACAGGCGTGGCGCACGGCAAGTATATGGACATGGTTCCGGTAGGTAATTTGAACGGATCATCTTCCACCTACTATACCGACATGTACTGGATAAGCACCGCTACAGTCCGTGTGGTCTATCGCGGGTGCGACAATGCG